AAGGTTTCTGGTGTCTTCTTCTACAAGAGACCAAAAAGGCGACTTACTGGTAAGTTGAAGAAACATATGTATCCTTTCTTATCTGCGACGCCCTCGTCTACTTTGACTGAGGCGTTCTTGTTCTCTAGCTAGTTCTGCACGACGTTTGGTTAGTCTCCGTTTTTCGTGTCGTACCTGAGACGGTTTCTTAAATGCGCGCCGTTCTAGAACCTGTTTGATGGTACCTTCCTTCTCGACCAGCTTTCTAAACTTCTTAACAGCTGCCTCGAAGCTACGGTACGCACCAACTTCTACTTCCAATGGCTTCATCTTATCAAAGCGCGAGTCATCCAAATCCAATCTTCGTGACATCCGTCACCTCATTTCTACGGGGCTGTACTCGATGTTGACATGGTACTAGCTGTACTGGACGTCGTAGATATTGTTGACGTTGTACTTATCGTACTGGCTGTGCTAGACGTCGTAGATATCGTTGAAGTCGTACTCATAGTACTAGTCGTACTAGTCGAACTGGCTGTGCTAGACGTCGTGGTAACAGTACTAGCTGTACTAGCTGTGGTTGATGCTGTTGTTACCGACGTAGTCGTAGTAGTAGGTGACAGGCCAACACTATCGGAGGCCATCTGCGCTTTTGAATAGTCTCCACTGGGAGTAGCCCCATGGGCTACCTGACGCTCCTTGATACGTTTCTTACTCCAATCAGTAAGCGTCTCGCCCAGATCGTCAATAAGCTTTTTCTTGCTAAAATCGTCTGCTGCCATGGTCAATCTCCCAGGGTATTAGAAAGCGGCTATAAAACCGCCTATAGCTTTCAGTATGTAAGCTAGTGGTATGGTCCCAGTAGCACTGAGGCACACCAATACAGAGAGTACGATTCCAGCGGCAAGAAGCTTGGTGGTCTTTTTGTTGTTGTCCTTAACCTCGGAGATTTCTTTATCCATACGGTCTTGACACTCAACATAGTTCTTCATGCACTCTTGGCTATCCTCAAGCCTCTGTACCTTAAGATTATCTATCTTATTGCACACAGAGGTGAATTTAGCTTCAAGATACTCACCATGGGCCAACTGCCACTGCTCGAACGTATACCGGTCCAACGCTTCCATTAGTCGGTAGTCTCCCTATGGCTCAAGTGACCCCGGCCGAAGCCGGGGTCATAAACCATATAGAATCACCCTTAGGTGATAGCTGTCGTTGGCGGTATTTCGGCAATGCTTCCAGCGATGTCAATAGTGGCTCTGGCTGGCAGTACCACGTGGTTATCGCGTACAAACGCATTGCGGATTACACCGATCGCCATTCCTTCGTTAAGGATAGCGATACCATAACGCTCTCTGATCTTGATCTTTCGAATGTCACGTGCTGGATCATCGAACTCTTCCGTCACTGGATCTTCATCCACGATGTGAGCTCCTAGATTAGCACTATCAAAGATCATAAGATCTGTGCGCTTAGTTGCCGGATCGTAAGGCACAAATGGACTTACAATGATCCGGAACGGGATTGGGAAATAACTCGGCAGCACTGGAGCAGACTGAATAGTCTGCGCATATGCTTCGAGTGGACTCTCCGTACCAGCAGTCAGCGGGTTATCACCAGGTACGATGTTCTGTCCTGGGGAATAACCGAGACCACCTTGGCTGGAGTTGTCCCATGGCGCACGACCGGCTGGATTACCTTTCCATGATGCGAAATAGGTTCCACCGCCGGCAGACAGTGCGAAAGCTCTAAGAATCGGATCCTTGACCCACATTACCCAAGTTAATGGGTGCATGAGGATTGTGTCAGGCATCCAACCCTGTGTGATGATCTGGCCGAATACATCAAAGATGTCGTCCATGGTCACAGAGCCGTTTCCACTGCCATCTAGGGCACGCCCAGTTGTTACGCCAAAGAGAGAGTTTGCTGGGGTCGAGTTGTCAAAACAGACTACACCCATACTATTGATATAGTTGAATATTTTCTGCTCTTTGTGTCGAGCCAACGCACGTCCCGCGGCACGCAGATGCATGCCAATGACGTCATACTGAGAGTACCGAAGCATTTCATCGGTAACCTTGACTGCAATACCGGATTTCCCGATGCTTGCTGTCACGGTTGCACCGCCCATTTGGAGCTGGCGCTCTGGATATTCCTGACCTTCAGCGATGTCCGCCGCTACAAGAGCACCGACCGCAGGGAAGGTAATCGTCTGTCCAGCGTGGTATTCAATACGCTGTAGCAGAGATGTACCTACCAACAGAGGTTCGGCAGCCTCTTTAACGATGTTAGAAATCACCTTAGGGAGGAACATTCCGGCGTTCGGCACGCTGATAGCGTCATTGAGATTAATCTCTTTGCCATCGAACGTTTGACCGTTATTGCGCCAGACGAACTCATAGGCTACTAAATCCTTGAATTCCATGTTGAATGGATCCTCCTTACCGTTATAACCTTATCGGTTGATCAGGTTAATACGTACGACGCCCTTGAGTGCCGTTCCACCAGCATAGCTGATATTATCCGGCAGGCCACCACTAACTGAGCCAGGCATCTTATCCAGTTCACCAAGACCTGAATAAGCTGTGCGTACGCGGTCCAGGTAGTCCTTCGGGAAGGCTGTGTCGATCTTCCAAGCCTGTCCGATGATGTCAGTACAATTACTGCCACCCGCTACCATGTCACTACCGTCGTCGTATGTTAGAAAGGCGCCTGGAGCTAAGTCCAGAGACGCATCGTGTAGAACGGCTAGGCCGGTAAATACGATGTCTGCCTTGTCATCAATACGAGGTAGCTCAATGTAATAGTCACATAGGACCGTTACCTGGTGCTGCATGTTATAGTTATGGAGATTGTAGTTGAATGGATTGAATCCATCACCACCCGCCCAACGGAAATAGTTGAACGGGGCAATCCCGATGGGAAAACTGACGCTTAGAGATTGGGCAATAGCTGTTACAGTACCTTTCGCAGCAGCTAGCTGTGGAGCTGTCAGACTACCTAGGTTGTAGGGACTTCCACCGATGGTTACGGTGAAGAAAGACTCAACAACCAGTTCGGTATTCTCGACAGATGCTCCCGCAGCGTTAGTTACAACAGGGGCATTGATGTCAATGACTCCTTGCTGTAGGTCAACGCTATCGTAGGCTGTAAACACTGTTCCAGCCCAATTAGCAGAGGCACGGGCGAAATCTAGCACATCCTGTACTGATACAGCTGCGCCAGCAACTCCTGTGTCCCAAACTCCAGTTCCAGCCCCATCCGTGAATGCTGTGGCCTGTAGTTTCAGGCCAGCAGGAACCACATCGTTGTTCCCGTCTAGGGCAACCACCTTACCAGCGGAGACAACAAAGTAATCTTCAAGATACTTGTCGAATCTTACCAACTTAAGGTAAGAAGCTGGTTTGAGTTCCTCAGCTGGACGAATGCCTTCTGAGATCTCCACGTTGGGAGTCAGGTTGCCCACGTGATCCCACTTTTTGTGAGTGGCAACGTAAGGTTGGTACATTACTTGTTATCCTCCTCGTGATTGTCATTGAACTCGAGGTGTTTGCCATAACGTGACTTCACGGTATCGAGAAACTCTCGGGCTGCCTTAACACCCATGGTGGCATGGACTCTATTATAGATAGCCATAATATCTTCCTTGCTAGGCGTTTGCCCTTGATCTTCCTCTCCGTCTACACGGACGGTTGGGTCATCAACGGTTCCCTCGGGTTCTCTCGCCATTCCGTCATTTAGCTTTAGAGCGGCGCTATCGAAATCGAAAGCGTCCTCGAGCCTGCCGACGGTATCGCGCATCACCGTAATGTCATGAGCTTGAATCTCATCACGGGCGGCTTCCTGATCTTCGATCACTTCACCACCATATATACGGAGTTCTAGCACGCGGTCGGCGAGACGGTCACTAAGCTCTTGTGTGAGCTGTACATTCTCTTCACTGAGGACTTGATAATCGTCCCCAAATACCGTGATCTGATCCTGTTGGACTTCGATCTGTGCATCCTTAGCATCAAGTTTACCCTGCAGATCATCACATCCGGAACAGCTACTACCGACTTCGACTTTGTCGTCTTTGATGTTAAAGACGTACGTGCCTTCGCCAAGTGTAGCAACCATTTGTAGATGCAGATCTTCCATGTCCTTGCCCTTTTTACAGGCAGGTAGACTTGGGTGATGCTTGCAGACGCAATCCTTAATCCCAGCAGGATTAGGTGCGTGTCTTGCATACGATAACGCAGCAATTCCACGCTTCTTTGTGTTCACTGGATAGCTGCCTTCAGGGGCGCCTCCAGCAGGACCGCAGAATGGACCTGTCTTGTGTTTACCAACGTTAGATCCGCCGGGCCTGTCCTGTGGACGTTTCGCGGCATTTTCTTCGTCGTCTAACAGGTCTTCGGTCTCATCCGTAACTTCCAACAGTTCATCATCGCCTGGAAGTGCAGCAGCCATAGCGTCGATGAAGTCGTTGATTTGATCCATAGGGATCTTATCATTGTCTTCTTCTGCACCAGCTGCGTCTTCCGTCCCTTCGGAACACTTCAAAGAAGCTTTCCTCCGTTCTAGTTCGGCTACGATGGCATCCTTGACCCCGGGAGCTTTGTATCCCTCTAGCACCTTAATCGCGGCATCACAATGCTCGCAATCGTGTGCAGGGAAAGCCCGATCCTTGGGGTAAGCAAAGTCGGAAGCCCTGAGAACTCCCATGGTTTCCTTGTTGAGACGATTGTCTTCAACAATGTGCTCTTTCATAAGCTCATAAGATTTCTCAGTTTCAAGGATCTCTGTGAGGTCGAGCAGTTCTTGGTCGGCATCTAGGTCGCCGTCTTCCGCATCTCCAGGGTGCCCGTCCTCGGCATCGGCGGTCTGGGCATCGGCAGCAGGATCGCCAGCGGCAGCAGCATCTGCTTCAGCTGCTGCAGCGGCTGCTGCAGCGGCGTCGGCTTCTACTTTTGCCTTGGCTTGAAGTTCAACTTCATTATCTTCCAGCTCTTCGATTTCCATCTCACCGGCCTTATCTCGCAGCTTCTTGCTCAGCTCGACTTTGATGTCGAAATACTCAGCATCTTCCTTGTCACAACAAGAAATAGAAAGCATGGAGTGAGCCAGTAGGATTGTTTCCTTATCTTTCACCAGCTCTTCAGGCAGGTCCTTGGAGGTGTCTTCGAGGGCAGCCTTTAGCAGATCAATAATTTCCTGCTCTCTGGCTTTATCGCTCATTGATTGAATAACCTCCTCTAGGGGTCCTTCAGCGTCTGTCAGGCTGATCTGTGCCTCGCTAGACAGATCGTAGATGCACGCAGGGCCCTTACAATAAAATCCCATATCAACATCCCGCACACTATCGTCATCTTTATCCTGATCATGACTAATACGACCGAACCCTCGGTTTTCAGGGAGTTCGAGATTAGGATCATTTATGATGTCGATAGTAGATGCGTGCCTGTCGGCAGGTTTGTTGACATAGGATAGTTCGCTGTAGTTGTGTTGTCCAGGAAGAAGAACGCAACGCTCATCTTCGTAGACGCCACCTGGCTCGTGGTCACACCAGCCATCCTCAACCCAGTTCTGCATACAAACAGAACAATAGGCTGCATCAGAGCTGTGTGCTGTGGACACTGTCAGATATCTTTTATCCAGAATCTTCTGGATAGAGCCTGGGTCAGTAACCTCAGCTACAACCTCAATGTAGCCCAAACCCTGATAGGTTTCAAGCCTATCATAGTTCTTGAGCATATACTGGACCGCTGCCTTTAACTCGTCGCCATACTCGAGGCCACCAGTTGCTAGCTTGCGGACCACTTCGTCAGTCACCGGATACAGGTGAGTCAGGTCAACATATCGCGCTGCTTGCACACGTCCAATCGGGTCCTTGAAGTCGTCATGGTGCGTCAGCACGGGCTTCGGGTATGGAGTCAGGAAGGTAGGCGTACCATTCCTCATATGCTCCGGTAAATAGAAGCCCTTGTTTGATGTCATTAGCGCTGCATGCGTCGCTGCAATCTTAACTAGGAGCGAATGCCCAGTTGGGCTTTCAGCATCCTTAGTGTTAAGTAATGACTGTATCCTGTGATCTACAGCGTTTACTGTTCCCCTGACGTAATCCGTAAAAACAGCAATACGCTTCTGTTTACTCATTAGGCACATTCCTCGCCATTCGCAATAGTCAGCCTAATAGTAAAGACTAACTACGAAAACAGGTTACATGAATTACAGTTAGCCCCTTGGGTAGTTGTGTCCAGGGAGCTGTGGATTGGGTTCTAAAGCATGCATTTTGCATATGTTCTGTGCAAGAGCGTTAACCTCCTTCGCACTTAACCCCTTGTTTTCCTTGCGAATGGATGCCTTTGCTTTCTTAATACATGCACTGTTAAGTTTGTTCCCAACTGCTGTCTTGGCTGCGTCACGTTTTCTTCCCTTTCTTCCTGCTCCGGGTTCAAATCTAGAACGACATATTGCAATCGCACTTGACTTAACACGTTCATTAGACCAGGTAGGATGACGTGACTTGAGGTCTTTCTTGACCCCGATGATACATCTCTCTACCTTAGGTAGAAAGTCTTTGGTCTCTTCGTCATCGTAATCTCTCTCAAAGACCGGTGGTCCCTCACCACCCTTGTGGGTGTGGATACCGTGGAGGCCCTTCTCTGGGCCTGTGTAGTTCTCTCCATCTGCTCTAAGGTGAATGTGGCCTTCGCCTTCGGGGTTCGGTTCTGGTGGGCCAGTGTACTCACCGTCGGTCTGTCGATGGAGGTGTTGCTCCATCTGTGCATTGATGTCATCCTGCATAGCATGGAGTCTGGTGTAGTAATCGGGTATCTCAGACAGGTGATCCTTAGCAAGTTGCTTGGAGATCTCCATGTCTTCTGTGTGCTCGTACTCGATCTCTATACCCATAAGAAGCTCTTTGCGATCAAACTCATTATCGGAGACGTGGCGGTGCAGGCCAGGCCCATCACCATCCGGATCCATCTCGTCTATCTTCTTGATCAGCGCCTCTTGCTCTGGAGTCTCAGACTCTTTCATTGCATCTTTGCCTTCTTCCTCCATGTGAGCTAACTCGGTATAGTAGGTTGGATACTGCACTAAGTGGTCCTTGACAATCTCAGTAGCTATCTGATAGTGTTCGGTGTGCTCGAACTCTACAGCGATACCTAGATGGAATTCTCTTTGGTCGAACCCGTCTAGCTTAACTCTTCTGTTAAGTCCGACCTTCTTATTATCAGGATCCTTTAGACTCTTCTCTATGCCTGTAAAATCAAGCATAGTTGTCTCTTTCGCTACCGCATGGAGACCAATCCTACACGAACAGTTGTCATGCCACGGCGGAATATCCGTGATAGTCAGGTGATCTAGCTTGATCAGTTTACCGGCAATTTGATCGCACTTATCACACTCGTCCTCGCCTGGATCTCTGTGAATCCATACATCCTCGTGGCCGCTAAGGAGTAGTCCAATGGCCTGTCCGAAGACTCTGGCTTGACGTCTGAGTGTTCTGTCTAGGAAGTTGGCTCTGAAGGCATAACTGTCTAGGGCTGATCGGATAATCTTCTTGTCGTGTCCCTGTAGTACCATACTCTCAATGGTATCAAGCACGCGGTCTGTCAGCCATGCTATCCTTCTGGTGGCGTAGTCTTGTGTGTCCTTAATTCTCACGCGAGCCACGGTATGTGTAGCGTGGCGTGACGCTTCTACGTCCCGTAGGCCTCTGTAGAACTCAGACCTTACAAACTCACGGTACTTACTGTTAATTAGACCTTCGACTAGCCTGCCCATTTGTTTACGCCAGGCGTGATCGTCAAGTCTAATCTCTTCTAGTAAGTCCCTGTAGAGTAAGAGAAATACGGCTTCGTTGAAGGCGTCAAATACACGTCCGAACTTAGGATCGGCACTAGATTTTCTCTTGGTAGGACCTGGGTTTGTGCCATGCTGGTTAGTAGGCTGTACCTTTGCCTTGGCAGCTTTACCACCTCGGCTTTTACCCTCTCCCTTCTTGGTCTTGGCAGTTTTCTTGATTGCCTGTGTACCACCCTGTCCACCCTTAGCCTTTGGCTTGGCAGTTCTACCAGGCTTAGGCGCAGCAACAGCAGGAGACTGAGGAGCACTTGGAGATGTGTTAGCTGCCAATGCCTCTTTAGCTTCTGCCGTATAGGGCTCATCAAGAGCTTGGATAAGCAGACGAGGCTTCTCAATAAGCTCCCAATACATCTCGTCTCTTTGTATGTCTTCAAGTGGCTCTTCACCCATCTCCTTACGAGCTTCCGTCTCCGACATGAGATGGCCCTGGAAGAGATTGACAGCGTTAGAATCACGCTTAATCTTGGCCTCGAGGTCAACTTCGTTGAACCTCATGTGGACCATGTGCTCTTCTGCAAGAGTATCAAAGGTAAACGTACTTTCGTTAAGTAGCTCACCGGTAATAAAGAAGTCTGTAAAGAGCTGCACGACACCTTGGAAGTCTTTTACGCAGTCGATGAGAGCCTGGGATAGTGCGTCGGCGGTATTCCTGTTGGCTGTAGAGCCTTCACCATAATCAATACCACTCATAGCCAAACCGGCCCAAACACGCTTCTTGAAATGCTCAACCAGTGGATCGGCTCGTAGAGCCTTACCTTGAGAGCCCTTCACCTCGATAGTGTGGCGCTCTGGCGTTACGATGCAGCCTTCGGCCGGCATTTCTTCGACTTGTTGTCTCACTAGGTCGATTTCGGTAGTGCCGTCATCATAGACTTGAGCAGGTTGATTTTCTGTACCTACTGTATAATGATATAGAGGGAAGAGATGTTGATAGACGAGTAACTCTATGTCTTCTTCCATTCTACGAAGGATTCGGACGTCGTCCAGTACCGGCACCGTGTCCGGTGTACCGACTGCAAAGCCTCCCTTGCGGTCGTGATAAATATGAATCATATCAATAGGATCCCACTCTGGCCAGACACCTGTCTTGGGCGCCGTGAGTGGCCTGAGGATCCTCTGCTGGTACTTGATTACCTGACCGTTCTGATTACGCTTGAAGAGCATTGTCTCTGGGGGCACGCGGAAGTAACCAGCAACAGGAGCAATGGTCTTCCCGTTGTGCTTACGCTTTTGCCCACCAGACGCAGTGTTACTACGTACCTTGCAAATATAAGCGTTAGAGAACTTAACCAAGTCAGTAGCTATCTCTCTTACCATTAATAGGAAGGGGTATCCTGTAGCTCGCTCAATCTGAGCGACACGATTCTTGACGTACTGGATAGTCGCTGGGTTTTTCCCAACCCAACGAAAGCCTTCCTTCATAAGTAGGCCAACTTTCTTCTTGAAAGAGCGGGACAGATAAGAATCTGTGTCAGCTGCCCTTCCAATCTCGGCCATGTCATACTCGCCAGGCCAAAAGGCTGCCCTACTCCAATATCCTCTGTAGCCAAGCACAGGAGTCTTAATCTTCCCCTGAGGAACGTTCGCTATCCTGGTAAGCTTGCTTCCGGAACGTTGACTAAGAAACGTCACTGGATCACCATTACCGTCATAGATCACTATGGGACCTGGCGTACGCTGTGCTACTTGCTTATTTGTTTTATCCATGCCTCTACCTTCCTCAAGTCTGCGATGTCTACTTTATTTACACAATCAGATAGGGTAATAGTCGTACTTTCTCTCTCTGCCCCCTCTAGAAGCGGTGCGTCCTGAGCAAACGCTGCACCTCTACCCGCAAGGCCAGTACCAGAGGGCGGTACTCTTGCTGTACCATCTATAGGTACAATGGTGATGGTACCATCGTCGGCCACTACCACCTCTACTGTTGGATCGTCTGCAGTGGCAGCCTCTACAAGTTGAATTAGCTCAGGAGTGCTTACCTGTCCATCCGGACCACACTCCAGACCCTCTTCGGCTATCCTAATGATGGCCTTAACAAAGCCTATGAGACGAGCTATACGCTTGATAGTAGTGGCAAGAGAAGTCGCTAATGAGAATGTGTCTGCTGAATCAAATAGAAAGCCTCTAAGTTCTTCTTTTAGAGTCTCAAACCAGCTGTTCATTCTATCTCTACCTTCTATAAGGTAGGCTCCAAGTGCACCAAGTCCACTTTCGAGACTGGTCCTAGCGTCGGACAGATAGTCTGCAACAGTAGCTTGTTCCTCTTGTGTCTTTTCCCTGTCCTCTAGATATTCAAGAGAGTCAGGTACGGCAGCCACTTCCTCTTCACTTGGTTCGTAGTCGAAGTCGCTGGTAAATAACTGTAGGTTGCCATCATCGTCTCTTCTCGTCTTTACCTTCGGAAGAGGAGTGGCGGTACCGCGGGTCTTTACCTCACTGCCTTCTCTATATTTCACGACAGAACGCTCGGACTGATACCATGGGCTAACTGTTAGCGCCAGAGAATTCAGTCTGCTGTCGATGGCCTCGTTGATAGTGGCCATGATGTCACTGGTTTTCTGCTCTTGGTCTCGTAATTTGTCTCGCTCCCTAGACCTCTCTAGAAGGAACTCGTAATCTCTCTGGATCTGTGGTATCTTCGACATCTGAAAGAGCACCATGGTTATGATGCAGTCGATCGGTGCCATGATCATCTGGATGTACTGATCTATAATCCCCTCAAGCGAAGTCATCATTGGCCCAATCATCATGCCGATGAGACTCCAGAGTGAGCCATTGATATCGATCTGAAACGACGTAATAAGAGACTGATAGTACCAGATCAGCATTGAGAGGATCGCTACGAGATCCGGAACACACATGAATGAGAAAAAGTCAAGGAGATCACAGAGATCCTGATAAAAGTCGTCACTATTCAGCAGACCCCAGAGGTCCCTGAGCATATCTAGCTTAACTTCGAATTCAGCCTCAAGGTCATCTAGAAGATCATCTAGAGGAGCCATGAGGTCCATATCTAACGCCCTGTCAAGACAAGGAATACAGTCATCCAGAATTGTCTGCGCAGGATCGTCACTATTGGCTAATCTAGTAAAGGTGTTAGTTACTTCTTGCCCAAATATAGTTATACTATCGTCACTGTCGCCATCTCCACTTTGGGTAGCACCACCTGAACTAGTAGATGCTTCGGTGCCAGATAACGTACCTGGAACAGCGCCACCCTCGGCACTGGTTGCCGGCTCCGTGTGGCGTGGTGTGTAACCAAGTAGAGTATCACGCTGAGCCTCTGCGGTAGTCCTAGCTACAACAAGTGCTCTCGTTAAGAGAGCATACGCCACCTCTTCCTTTGGGACAGGGTCTCCAGCTAGCTTACCTTCAAAGCAGGCAGCTGCCTGTGCTGCTGCTCCTCTAAGATTCTGTAGATAAGTGGTATCTTCTGCCATTATACGACCTCAAAGGGCTTAACAACTACAGAAGCTACAATTTTCGTAGGTAGCCCCGGAAACTGTGTGTCTGTACCAACTAGTGATAGTGCTATGGTCTCATTCACGGCAGATGGCGTCAGGGGAGGCTGAGTAGGTAGCTGTACAGAACTAATGATAGTACTGTCTGTATGCATATGGATATGAGTATCCATAATAGACATTGCCGTCCTGCAGTCTTCCCTGTGCCTGAAGTCCGCTATCATAAGAGGATACATCAAAGCGTACAGCTTTGAAATATTCTGTAGGACAATGGACTCGTGAGTGAAGTCAAGTATTTTACTGAGTAACGCTTGGCTCATAGATACCACCTTCCCTCTTAATGAGCTCTTTAGAAATCAATGCCTCTAGTTCGAGGACTTTCCTATAATCGTCATAACTTATGTAGTTCTTTTGCCCTTCAAATAGTTGAGCTATAGCTTCGGCGCACTGCGCCTCTAATACGGGGTCTATGCGATACTCCAATCTTGAAGACCTACTGGAGATCTCGTCTAGCATCCTGTCGACTTCATCAATGTAGTCGTCGTACTTGGCGATGAGGTCCTTTGTTCTATCGGTAGCAGGCTTTATATCTTCTTCTGAGGGCTGATCAGGTGGATCTGGAGAGATAGTCCGCACCTGACGATTGATAGCTATATCTACCTCTCGTTCCAGGATCCCCCTATCTTCCCTGTTTAGTCTTTCAGTTGAGTCGGCCATTACACTACCTCTCTGGTACTGGCGATCTTGAGTTTGATACCTGCAAACACCGCAGGTGTAGTACCCTGTGGGACAACCACCTCTACCCACACTGGATAGTAGGACTTGTCAGATATGTCGTCGTGAGTAGCTATATTGCCGTTCGGCAGAGCTAGAAAGTCCTCCTCAGTAGGCTCTGATACCTGTGGTATGATCTTTGCTCTCCATGAGGATGGAATGTTCACGAACTGTACTTCTATATCTGTATACAGCGTGTTGTCCTCGTCGTTTCTGAGGTACATCCTATCAGTCACACGTGCGTCCTGGCCACGTAGACTTTGAGCGACAAGGTTCAACGGCATCAGCATAGTCCCTACACTTAGCTCGTCATACTGTGAATCTACTTCGTTCCAACTGTATAGCTTCAACATTAGAACTTACTCCTTGACGGCCTATTTTTTCTTTGGTAGGCTGTGGGTTTCTTCTTCGTAGGTAACGGACCATCTTTGAGAAAGCCTGGCCAACTCCATAGTGGTCCTGGTGGTCCCTTCTTACCGCCTGCTCTTCTAATATTGGACGCAAGACCTACTTCAGTAACGAACTCATCACGCGTTCCCTCTGGCATCAATCTGCGCCTTGGGGAATTTCTCTTCTTTTCTTCAGGGTCTACTACTACAGTGTCACCTGGTTCGGGGCGAGATGCCCGCGGTGCACGCAGTCCTTTTGCAAACCCTATAGTCTGAGTGAATTGCATTCTGACCAGGTCTGAGTACTCAAGGTGGAACCCAAGGAATGCCAGCATCATAGCATCTAGTCTGTGATCTCCAATGCGCTCTTCACGCGCACCAAACACCGGCTTGCCCAACTGGGTACGTCGCTGGATGATGTAACCAGCTAGCTGGTCTTTCAATATTTGGTCTGATTTTGGGAAGATAAAGATGGCACGCTCGAACATCCGCACGGCATTTTCCACCATGTACGACTTGGTGTCCTTCTTTATCATCTGTCTGGTAATGGGATCTGGTAATTCTATCTTGGCACTGAAATTGATAGCCCTTAGTCGTACACCGAGCTTAGCATCAGAGTGACTAGGGCCCTTAGCCATCATCTGCTCTTGTGACCAGACCTTCATCACCTCTACTTGAGTAGCTCCATAGCCCTCATCTACATAGATAAACGCTGGGTCCCATTGACGGTTCAGCTCCTGTATCTTCTCTATTGCTTTTACCTGTGTGAAACCTACGCGACTGACTGTTTCTGCTCTGGCTCCTAGAAATCTGCCAGTATTGCGGTCCCAGATCATCACATAGATTTCTGTACCTATATTAGAAGAGTTCCAATCTACACCGATTCCTGCGATGTACTTGCTAGGATCCGGATTAATGTCATAGTAGGAATATTCTTCTTCTGCTGCTTCTCGATATGCGACCTGGAACACACCCTCTTCTTCCTCACCAAATTCCGCAAGGATTTCATGGATATAGCCAGCTTCGGTTAGAGTAAGTCTAAGCTCTTCTTCTAGTTCGTCATTCCAGTGAGGGATAACATAAGATGGGAAGTGGAACTCTCTAAAGTTAGGAGCTACCTGACACCACCTATGGAAGTGATCCCGTCTACCAGTCGGAGTTGAAGAAGCATAAAGCTCGCACTCTGGTCTAGAGTTCAGGATCGCAACGACGGCGTTGATATCAGCCGTTGTTAGGTAATCCGCCTCATCAAGTACAATCATGTCGGCCGGCTGACCACGGACAGCACCAGCGCCAGACGATGTTTTAGAGCCAGAGGTGAAACCTCTAATATAGGAGCCGTTGAAGAACTCAATTTCGTGGTATGGGTTAGCAACCTCTCTCTTAATAGAGTTAGAAAGGTCTGCACTCAGATACATTAGCTCCTTTACACGCTTAAAGATGAGTTCTATCTGAGAGCGGTAGGGAGTGATGACTAGAACCTTAAAATTGTTGTTCGTAAATGCCTTGAAGAGCATCAAAATACAGATGGCCTCAGTCTTCCCAGACTGACGGCCAAGTCGTAGTGCTTTTCTTCTTGCCGTACAGCGGAGCATCATCTCTTGGTAACGTTGACCGCCATACTCTTCTCTAGCAACACGTGGTTCCCAGTTAAACTGATCAGCAGCCCAGGTAACCGGATTATATACAGATTCTGCTAGTCTGAGCTGTTCATCGGTATACATTATCCTAACTTCTTCTGGGATAAGATCATCTACTTCGCATATACCACTGCATTTGACCTTAAAGTCGACGTCAGGATATTTCTCCGTCTGCCAAGCAATACACTCTTCGCAGATAGAGTGTGTTTTACACGTTGGTTGACTCATACCGCCTCTTTGGGAACATTCTTACCTTACGCATGCCCGTCGGTAGGATCTTCTTGTTTTTCTTAATGATACCGGGCTTTTGTGCCGTTTGTCCAAGACTCTTACGTAAGTGTCCAAGTATGCCACGCTTCTGCATCCACTTGCTTTCACTATTTTGGACACCTTTTCTCCAGTTTTGCAAGAAGACATTGGACAAAGTACCTTTTATCATGTGTTGGAACAGTGTAACATAGACAGTTTCCCGTCCAGTTACTAGACTGTGACAAGGTTCGCACAGTGTAATGCCGTTATTTGTTCGATACATTAGGTGCGGGTACATACTTTTCTTATGAATATGATGTGCTTCTATGTAGCAGTCCTTAGCATTGCAAAGGCGACATGCATGTTTGTCTCGCCTATATACTTTACGTCTCCATGTCTTATAACGTTTTGTCTCGTAGATGTTGTCTGGTAACCTACGCCGTTGTCGTTTTATCTTCCTGCTGCTAGACATGTAGCAGTGATGCCTCTTGTCCTAAGGCACTTCGAGCGTTAGCGAAACTCTTACCGATGACTTGCAGACTTCTCTGTCTCATAGTAGCTGCTCCTGCTGAATCTACGAAATCTCCGCCAAAACCGCTTCTTCCCATATCTCTTTGAAATTGCTTAGCAAATGTAGGTAGTGTGTGTAGTGCGAAACCGACTGACCATCTAGCAGCCTCGAAGAATATAAGACCCGTAGCAAAACCACCAATAACAGCACCAGCTCCTGCACCTAATGCTGTAGCAGCCTCTCCGGCTCCTAGTAATTTTCCAATCATTGGTAACTTACTAGCGCCACTGGCCACAGATCCACCCAGCCAACCACCAACACCCTTACCTATCTGCATACCGGCACCAAATGTTGACCAGCCTGCATATTCTTCTAGGCCCCCTATTAATTGGCCATGTGGACTTGTAGCTGCTCCATAAGCGATAAAACCTGGCCCCATCGCGGACATTGCTACGCCGCCGATACCACGGACACGCCTAGCAACTCCTCCTGCGATATCTGTTCCCGCAGCACGCATACCTGCTCTTGAAGTCAGAGGGTATTGAGCCATCGACCCACGTGGAGCGACACTGACACGACGGCCGACTCTGGAATACACAGCTCCACCGCCACCTTCACGCACAGTCCTAGTGTAACCGGTAGCTGCTTTAAAGTAATCCCAGCCTATATTGTGTTTCATACTTGTTAGGGTCGATCCAAAGGCACCTTCAACAGCACCTTCAAAACGCCTAACGGGACCTATAAAGCCTGGACCTGCACGCTCTACTGTTCCCCCGAACAGTTGTTCTCTTAGGCTTCTTCCGGCGAAGTCCTTCCGTCGCTGCCACCACGCATCCATTCTTCTGTCAGCACCAGCGGCCATACTACTGGCCTGTGTACCTACGTCTGCCACGGATTAGTCTCCCCAGCCAAGTCCCCATGGATTTATAAAGTCTGCACCGCCTCTAACGGCAGCATAACCGCCACCTAAACGAGCTGCTCTTTGTCCCATCGTAGTGCCTGCTCCAGCGCCCCACTCTGCAAATCCTCGTCCAGCGCCACGGATATTACTTATACCCATGCCCGTGAGACGACGTCCTGCTCTACCAGCGGCCAGTGAAGAACTGGCACCTGAGCCACGTAGACCCAGACCTGGCATCATGCTGCCTCCTCGTTTAAGGCCTTGGATTGTCTGACCAAGCCCTACACCAAGTTGCTGCATGGATTTACCAAAACCTCCAGAGCCCATTAACTCGGCGCCTCTACCTCCGTAGCCTGCCACTCTGCCACCGGCTTTGGTCAATACCTTCATCGCATTGACTGCCATGTTGGCTGCTAATCTAGTATTCATCTTTTAATCTCCCCATCCAAATCCCCAGGGGTTTAAGAAATCTGCTGACGATGCCGTCAAGCCTAGTCGTGTTCCCGCAGCACCGGCCCTTTGGGCCATCCTACCACCACGGTGAATTGGTCGAAACCCCGCCTTTGGAGGTCCTTGAGTGCCTACAAAACCGCCCTTACCGGTTGCCCATCCCATAGCCTTACGTCGGGTTCTGGGGTCACCAAGGGTGCTTCCCCATACATATCCTGCGTTTGTCTTAAGGCTGGACCCAATAGCTCTTGCACCTCCCCTCACTGCTTGATAGGCTGCTTTTAAGCTCATGGTTGATGCATCCTCCCGCTACGCTTACGGTCTTTAAACATTCTTTGCACCTCACCTACACCAGCTGAATTTGCTACACCTGGACTGTCATTTAGTCTTACTCCAGGTGGGCCACCAGCTGGGGCATTCGCTCTCTGGGTTTTATGAGTCATTTTTGTTATCGTTGCTCGCTTTGCAGCTCTGGCACGGT